CCGCCGCCATGCCGCGCGCGGCCGAGGCGGTGATCGCCGCCGCCGATGCGCTGCGCTACATCCGCGATACCTCGGGCGACCTGCGCCTGCGCGAGCTCGACGGCGCCATCGAGGCGCTGCGCGCGGCCAAGCTCGCCTGCCTGACCGCTCTGGCCGAGGGCCAGAAACAGCCCGTGGCGGCCGAGGCCTTCATGGCCTCGCTCGGCGGTCCCGAGACGCTGGCCGCTTTCGGCGCGGCCCTGGCGCAGATCGACGCCGCCGCGATTGCCTGGAATGACAGCTGGGCTGCGTGGCTCGACACGCTGGCGTTCGCCGACCTGATCCAGCCCGCGACGATCCTGCGCGAGGGCGTCGAGACCCGCTACATCGCCCGCATCGAGGCGGTGTCGGGCGCCACGGCCGCCCCGCTCCGGCAGGCGCAGGCGCTGGCCGATCTGATCGCGGCGCTCGAAGCGACGGGGGCGTGATGCTGATCCTCGATCTCTTCCGCAGCCCCAGCGCCTTCCTGACCGACCCCTGGGGCCATGCCCGGAACCAGGCGGGGCATGCGCTGATCGTCGGCCTGTTGCCCGTGCTGCTGCTGGGCCCCTGGGCCGCGCTGCCGGTTCTCGCGGGCTATGTGCTGTGGGAGGTCGCGCAATGGCGGCTTTACGGGGCCGCGCCCTCGGACGGGCTCGAGGATCTGGCCTATGTCACCGGCGGGGTGCTGGCCGCGCTCTGGTGGCCCGTGCTGATCGTGCTGGTCCTGATGCTGGCCTCCGGAGTGCAATACCGGCGCGAGCTGAGAGGCTGAGGTGGCCTATGCCCGTATCTCGGCCGTCTCCGGGACCGGGGCGACCAAAACCACGGTCACCGTCGCGGGGACCAGTTTCGACATTTACGAATGCCCGTTCGATGCGCAGATCGACGTCGCAACGCCGGGCGATATCGACTACCTGATCGTCGGCGGCGGCGGGGCTTCGGCCCCGACCAGCTACGGCGCCTCGGGCGGCGGGTCCGGCGGCGACGTACTGGTGGGCACACAGGCGGTCCCGGCCGGGACGCTGGCGATCACGGTCGGGCTGGGTGGGACGTCAACCGCCTCGCAAGCAACTTCCGGGGGCGAAAGTTCCGCGCTTGGCCTGACCGCGCGTGGCGGCGGATATGGCGGCGGGTTTAGCAGCGGCGTGGCGATCCTGCCGACCGATGGCGGCGGGGGCGGATCGCGGGACGCGGACGACAGCATTTTCGGGGCAGCGCATCCGACCTCCTATCGGGGCGGCGACGGCACCCGGGTCAGCGGCGGGCGCAAGCATTCCGGCGGCGGGCGCGGGGCGGGCGGAAACGGCGGCGATGCCGATCCCGAGACCGGAGGCCTCGGCGGTCCCGGCGTCCTGTCGGCGATCACCGGTCTCTCTGTCGACTATGGCGCGGGCGGCACCGGCCGGGTCTGGATGCTCGACGTCAACGTGCCGACCGAGGCCGAGACGCCCAGCCTTCCGGGCCAAGGCGGCCCCGGCATCACGACGCGGAACTATATCCCGGGATCTCCGGGCGCGGGTGGTGTGGTCATTCTGCGCGTGGCGACCCCGGGCGCCAGCACGGCAGAGGAGATCGGCGGCGGGGCGGCGGCTTCGGCTGGATCGATCTCCGGGGGCGCGGTCGGTCAGACGCACCGGCTGGGCGGATCGGCCATCGCTTCGGCCCTGGCGGCCACGGGCGGCGATCTGCGGCAGACGCATGCCATAGGCGGTGGCGTGGTATCGGCACCGGCAGCCGTGGCGGGAGGTGGGCTAGGGCAGATCCACAGCATCGGCGGCGGATCGGTCACGGTGCAAGGGACCGTCACCGGCGGCGCCATCGGGGACATATCGGCGGTTCCGGGCGGCAGCATCGCCGCACAGGTGGCCATCACTGGCGGGGCTCTCGGTCAGACCCACCGGATCGGGGGCCGATCGATTGCGGCGCGGGCCACGGTGGCAGGCGGCACGCTGGCCCAGACCCATGCCCTCGCGGGCGGATCGGTGGCGGCGCGGATCGACGCGACCGGCGGCGCAGTCGCACAGACGCACCGGACCGGCGGCGGGGCCATCGCCTCGGCCGTCGCCATCACGGGCGGCGCCTACACACAGGGGCAAGTGTCCGGCCGACGCTGGGCACGGCCCGGGGACACGCCGGGCAGGGGCAAGATCCTGACCGGGCAGCAAGGCCCCGGCAGCCTGAGGGCATGGCAATGAGCACGACCTTCACCATCAAGCGGGGCGATACCTCACCCGGGCTCGAGTACCAGCTGCCGGGCTATGCCGCAGGCAGTGGTCTGCTGACCGGCGCCAGCGTCCGCTTTCTGATGCGCCCCTGGTGGGACCCATCTGCGGCGCTGGCCATCGACGCCCCCGCCACGGTACAGGACCCGGACGGCATTGTGCGTTACGCCTGGGCCGAAGGCGATACCGGCACGGCAGGCACCTATGCCGCCGAGGTCGAGATCACCTATGCCGATGGCGCGGTCGAGACCGTCCCGGCGGCGGGCTGGCTGATGATCCGCGTCACCGGCGAGGCGGGCTGAACCAATGGCGGGCCAGTGGAGAGACAGGCGAAGCGCCGCTGAGCGCGGATATGGCCGAGGGTGGAAGGCTCTCCGCAAGAGCGTGATGCAGCGAGACAGATGGCTGTGCCAGCCCTGCCTGCGCACGGGGCGCGTCACGCCCGCGACCGAGTGCGACCACGTCACGCCCAAGGCGCAGGGCGGCACCGATGACGAGGGGAACCTCCAGGCGATCTGTGCGGACTGCCACAAGGCCAAGACTGAGCGTGAGGCGGCCGAGGCGCAGGGGCGCAGGCTGCGGCCCAGCTTCGGTGAGGATGGGTGGCCGACCTGGCCTGAGTGACCGGGGGGGTGTTGAAAGTTCCCGGCTGGGGAGGCGGCAACCGGCGTGGGGAGGTTTCTTCTCGCATCCACAGTTCCACGAATGAGGGCAATCCCATGGCAAACCCGCGGCTGCCGGCCGATGTGGCGGCGGTAACGGGCGCTGCCGCGAAGAACCCGCAGCGTCACAAAGGGCGAGCGGCGCCGAAGGTGAAGGGCCTCGGCGACCCGCCAGCGTATCTCGGCGAGATCGAGCAGGAGGCCTGGCGGATGTTCGCGGATGAGATGCCGTGGCTCGGGGCAAGCGACCGGGCGATCACCGAGACCGCGTCACGCCTGCGCGCCCGGATGATGGCCGACCCGGCGATGGGCGTGAACGCGCTCGCGCAATTCCGTCTCTGCCTCTCTGCGATGGGTGGCACGCCGTCAGACAGAAGCAAGGTGGCTGCACCTGAGGAGCCTGATGACGACCCGGCCGACGCCTACTTCAACTGACCCCGCGACGGCCTATGCGCTGGACGTGGCGGCCGGGCGGATCGTGGCGGGGCCGCATGTCCGGGATGCCTGCAGGCGCCACCTGCGCGACCTCGAGGACGGGCCGGCGCGCGGGTTGGTATGGGACACGGCGGCGGCGGAACGGTTCTACGGGTTCTGCCGCGATGTGCTGCGGCTGAGCGAGGGGCAGTTCGACGGAACCCCGTTCGAGCTGGAGCCGTCGCAGAAGTTCATTTGCGGTTCGCTGTTCGGATGGAAGCGGTCGGACGGGTTCCGCCGGTTCCGGCGGGCCTATATCGAGCAGGGCAAGGGCAACGGCAAGTCGCCGATGGTCGGGGCCATCGGGCTTTACGGGCTGGTGGCCGATGGCGAGGCCGGGGCGCAGATCTATGCCGCAGGCGCGACCAAGGAGCAGGCGAGCATCCTGTTCCGTGACGCCGTGAACATGCTCGACAAGGCGCCGAGGCTTTCCGCGCGCATCCGGCGGAGCGGCGGGCCGGGGCGGGAATACAACCTGGCCCACCTGAAGAGCGGATCGTTCTTTCGGCCGGTGTCGCGGGAGACCAAGAAGACGGGCTCGGGGCCTCGCCCGCATTTCGCGCTCTGCGACGAGGTTCACGAGCACCCGGATGGCGGGGTGATCGAGATCCTGGAACGCGGGTTCAAGTTCCGGACCCAGCCGTTGCTGATCATGATCACCAACTCCGGCAGCGACCGGAAAAGCATCTGCTGGCAGGAGCGCAAGCACGCGGTCGCCGTTGCGGCTGGCGATGTCGAGGACGACACGACCTTCAGCTATGTCTGCGCGCTGGACGAGGGGGACGACCCCTTCACCGACCCGGGCTGCTGGATCAAGGCCAACCCGCTGCTGGGAGTGACGATCACGCCGGCCTATCTGGCGCTCCAGGTCAAGCAGGCACGAGACATCCCGGCCAAGGCCAACGGCATCCGCCGCCTGCACTTCTGCGAGTGGACGGACGCCGAGTCCGCATGGATCTCCCGGGCGGCGTGGGAGGCCATCGAGGACCACAGCCTGGTCCTCGACGATTTCGCCGGGCACCGCTGCTGTGCCGGGCTCGACCTCTCGGCCAAGGCGGACCTGACGGCGAAGGCGCTGATCTTCGAGGACGGGTTTGCCGAGGATGGAAAGCCGCTCTTTGCGGCATTCGTGCATGGCTACACGCCGGCCGACACGCTGCGGGCGCGTGCCGAGCGGGACGGGGCCCCTTACGATCTGTGGGTCGATGCGGGCTTTCTGACGGCAACGCCGGGCAAGAAGACCCGCCTCGATTTCGTGGCGCAGGATCTGCTGGATGATGTCGAGCGGTTCGACTTCGATTTCGTGGCGTACGACGCGTTCCTGATCGCGGATTTTGAGGCGATCATCGGGGACATGGGCGCCACGCTGCCGATGCTCGACCATCCGCAGGGCTGGAACAAGCGAAAGCGCGATACCGAAGATGGCGAGGAAATCACGCTCTGGATGCCGGGCAGCGTCGATGAGCTGGAGACGCTGATCCTCGAGAAGCGGCTTCGGGTGCATGTGAATCCGGCGCTTCGGGCCGCAGTGATGTCGGCCACGTTCGACCGCTCTCCGGCGGACCTGCGGCGGTTCACGAAACACAAGGCGACGGCGCGGATCGACATGGCGGTGGCCCTGGCGACGGCGGTTGGGGCCGCGACCGCGCGATCGGTCGGCGAGAAAGGTGGAAACATGGACGACTTTCTCGCTGCCCTGGAGGCTTCCTGATGGGCATCGGACAACGGATCGCCGGGTGGCTGCGGCCGGTGGAGCAGAAAGCCGACACGGTCAATCTGCTGCCCAAGGTCGAGGATGGGGCGCTTGCGGCGGCTCTCGGGGGCGGCGCGGGCCATGCCGGGGAGATCGTGACGGCACAGTCTTCCATGGCATTGTCCGCAGTATGGGCCTGCGCCAACCTGATTTCAGGCACCATTTCGTCCCTGCCATTCGAGGTGCGGCGGCGCGGCGGAAATGGCGTCGATGGGCTGGCGGACCTGCACCCGCTGCACTCGGTGATCTACGACAGCCCGAATTTCGACCAGACCGCACTTGATTTCTGGGACTATCTGAACCTGAGCATCGAGCTTTGGGGCAATGGCTACGCGCAGGTCGAGCGCAACGGATCGCGGGTGGTGGCTCTTTATCCGATCCACCCCGAGGCGGTTACGGTTCGGCGGCTCTCCTCCGGGGCTCTCGAATATCGCTGGACCCGCGACGGGAAAGCCCATGTCGGCGCGGATCGCGACGTTTTGCATATTCGTGGCCCCGGCGGCGATCCTCTCGGCGGCATGTCCACGCTGCAATTCGGGCGGCAGGCGTTTTCCTCGGCGCTGGCGGCCGATCGTGCGGCTGCCGGCATGTTCAAGAACGGTCTGCGCCCGAGCGGCGTGCTGAAGTTCGACAAGTGGTTGACGGCAGAACAGCGCGACCTGGTGGAGGCAAAGCTTCCGGAAAAGTATCTCGGCGCCATGAACGCCGGCCGCCCGTTCATTGCCGAGGGCGGGTTTGACTACCAGCATATCAGCATCTCGCCGGAAGATGCCCAGATGATCGAGACGCGGCAATTTTCGGTGGAGGAGATCTGCCGATATTTCGCGGTCCCGCCCGTCATGATTGGCCATGCGGGCGCATCGACGGCCTGGCCGACGAGCGTCGAGCAGCAAGGCCTCATCTTCCAGAAGTTCACTTTGCGGCGGCGCATCAAGCGCATCGAACAGGCGGTTGCGAAACAACTCCTGAGCGCGGCCGAGCGCGCGGCAGGGCTTTCCGTCCGCGTGAACATGGAGGCGCTGCTGCGCGGCTCCAGCGCCGAGCGGGCGACCTACTACCAGACGATGACGCAGATCGGCGCCATGACCATCAATCAGGTGCGTGGCCTTGAGGGAATGCCGCCGGTTGCTGGTGGCGACGTGCCGCGCATGCAGATGCAGAACGTGCCGATCACGGAAGCGGAGACGAACAATGGAGCACAGTGATTTCGCGCTTGAGCTGAAGGCGCTGACCGACGATGGCACCGTCGAGGGCTATGCCGCGATCTTCGGAAACGTCGATAACGGCGGCGACAAGATCGCCCCGGGCGCCTTCGTCGGGGGCATGACCAAGGCCAGGCAATCCGGTCGCAGCATCAAGATGCTGTGGAACCATGATCCGTATCAGCCCATCGGCGTGTGGGAGGATCTGGCCGAGGATGCGAAAGGCCTCTGGGGCAAGGGGCGGCTCGTCCTCGATGTAGCGAAGGCGCGGGAGATCCACGCCCTGATGAAGGCCGATGTGATCAGTGGCCTTTCAATCGGGTATCGCACCCGGGAAGCGGAGCCTGATGGCAATGTCCGTGTCATCAAGAAGGCGGACCTCTTCGAAATCTCGCCGGTCACCTTCCCGATGAACGAGCGGGCGCGGATCTCTGCCGTGAAGTCGGATGGGATGGACGACGTTGTGAACAAGCTCAAGGCCGGGGACCGGCTGACCGAGCGGGAGTTCGAACTGATGGTCAAGGGACTTGGCCTGTCGAACGCACAGGCGGAGCGCGCCGCGCGCATCCACCTCAAGGGGCCGGGGGAACCGGCCACAG